AACTGTGATTAGTTACCTTGCACATCGGCAATACTCAATGCATCTAAACATAGTGTTTCAGGCGTATTCTCACTTAAATTAACTTCCTTAGCAACTGTTATAAACTTCACATAACCTGCCTTCTTCTCTGCCCATAACTTTTGATAAGCGATTAATTTAGCAACCATGCGCTCTGTTTCTGCTTCACTAGGAATATCCGCGAAGCATTGTATACACAGAAACGTCAGTCTGCTGTGGTCTACATAACATGATTTCGCATCAGGCACATTACTTGCGCACATCTCGCATACCGCTAAAAGTTCCGTTTGTTTCTGAATCTCTTTCTCGAACTGGACCATTTGTATATATTATATACGAATATTATTTAAACTAATTTACTGTATAATATATATAATGAGTTCATTTATTGCTAAAGTATCTGAAGATTTAAAAGAGAAGGGTTTAGGAGAAAGCAGTATTACGCTATATATCCGCAATCTTAAGGCAATCAATGGCGGTGAAGACTTTGCTAATTTTAATTTTTTGAAGAAAGTAGATGATGTGGCTGCCTTTCTCGCGGGGTTTAAACCATCCACACGTAAGTCGTATATCGGATGTATTATTAGTGTTTTGGGTCTATATCCTAATAATAAGACTTTAGTAAATCTCAAAAATAAATACTATACGCTGTTTAAGGAGGCCAGTGAGACGCTGAATAAGACGGCAGGCGAACGAACAGCAACACAAGAAGCAAATTGGATTGACTGGGCGGATGTGGAAAAAGTATGGTGCCAGACGGCAGCGGAGGTTCGTGGGTTCACCACGGCAACAGAACCAAAAAAAGAGAAAAAGAAAAACGTGCAGATTAAATTGACAGATGCTGAATATACGAAGCTGCTTAACTTTATGGTTTTGTCGCTTTATACGAAAACGGCTCCTAGAAGAAATGAGGATTACACTAAGATGTATATTAGCACAGATGGGACTGGAATTGAAAATGAAAGCAAGAATTGGTTGGACTTGAAGAATGGAACTTTCGTGTTCAACCAGTTCAAAACTAGCAAAAAATATCCAGCACAGGTGATACCCATACCTGCCGAATTGATGGATGTGATACAGTTGTATCTCAAATATTACCCTAGTCAACCCATTAAGACTGGGGATAAACTTCTTGTCTTCGCAAACTGCGCCCCTCTCGAAAGTATCAATATAATTACTAGAATACTCAATAAGGTATTTGGTAAGAGTGTTGGTTGCTCTATGTTGCGACATTCGTATCTCACTAGCAAATATGGTGACGTAAATGCCGAGCGAGAGAAGGATGCTGCGGATATGGGGCACAGTGTCGCCCAACAAAGTGCTTATGTTTTATCCAAAAATTGATTTAAAGGTATTTTGAGGTATTATAGTATATTAAGGATGTCACGCAGATATGAAAATGCCAAAATCTACAAACTCGTTAGCAACAAATCGGCAGATGTTTATATTGGTTCGTGTTTGATTACACTTGCTCGGCGATTAAGCACACATAGAAGTGATTATAATGATTGTTCTAGTAAGAGGATGTTCCAAGTTCCAGACGCAATAATACAGATTGTATTAATTGAGGCACTGCCAAATTGTAAGAGCAAAAATGAGATGAAAGCGAAAGAACTTCACTATATGACGGTGACACCGTGTATAAATATCAATCGCCCGTTTGTCACTGATATTCAGCAAGTTGGTGGAGATGATAAGGAATGGAAACGGGCATATCACGCATCCCCTGAAATACAAGAGAAAAAGAAGGAACATTACATTACCAACAAACCAGCGATATTAGAAAAAGCGAAGGAATATCAAGTTGCCAATGCCCCAGCGATTGCGTCACGGAAAAAGGAACATTACATTACCAACAAACCAGCGATATTAGAAAAAGCGAAGGAATATCAAGTTGCCAATGCCCCAGCGATTGCGGCACGGAGAAAGGAACATTACATAGCCAATACCCCAGCGATTGCAGCACGAAATAAGGAATACCGAGCCGCAAATCGCGATAAGAGAAATAAACGGGAACGGGAACGGTATGCCGCCAAGAAATTAGCAAAATCTACCCCCGCTGCCACCTTGGCAGAAACATCGCCAGTCTCAACTGATAATTCCAAATAGGGTGGGCCACCCATCTCAATTTACTCGGTCTATAGCATCTATTTTGAAAACCCATTTCTAAATATATTATATAAAATTAACTTTATATATATAACTATAATGGAAGATGAATCTGATTTTGTTGGTGGCAAACTGGCAGTAAAGGACATCAAACGTTTCATTAATTCCGCACAATTCAAGAAGAATAAGACAGTCCCAGACGCGGACATATCTGGGTATCGGTACGACCCTTCACTCTCCACAAATGAGAGCGTCGTATATTATTCGCCCACATTAAATCACGCAGTTCATTCCATAAGAGCCACAAATGGTACTGTCAAAGATTGGATAAATAATGGAATTTATCTGGCAAGTCCATTGGCATATCGTCAGACCCCTCGATATAAAAACGCCATCAATACGCAAACGCAGATGGAGCAACGGTATCCAGATGCTAAAAAATCAATTGTCACCCATTCGCAGAGTGGTATTATAGGTCGGTACATGGCGAGAGATAGACCGAATACTGAAGTGATACAATTGAATCCAGCGTCGTCGTGGAAGGACAACACCGTTAATGACAACGACCCAAATGTATATACGATTAAATCAACGAAAGACCTTGTGAGTTCTTTTCATAAAAATAAACCTCAGGATATTATTATACCAGGCGAAAGTCTAAATCAGGTAAAGGAACATGACATTGATGTGCTAGATAGATTACCCTCGGAGCAGATGGTTGGTTTTGGCAAAGAGACCCCAATTTTTAGAATAAAGTTAAGCGACCTTCCAACCAAGAAATATGCCGTCACATATCGCAATCCAAGCACAGGAAAGGACAATACAATAAACTTTGGAGCAAGAGGATATACGGACTTCACTCAGCCAGGCACTTCAGAAAATAAAAAAAGATTGTATCTCATAAGGCACAGGAATGACCCAGACGACGATATTACCACCGCAGGAACATGGGCAAAATGGTTGCTATGGAACCATAGAAATATTGATGATAGTTTAAAAGATATTGAGAAGCATTTTGGAATAGAAGTTCTGCTGGGGTAAAATTGAATTGATAATTGTGGAATATTTAGATGTAAATCAATGGAGATTACTGGATTTAAAAATTATACGATTACTGAGAAGGGTGAGATTTATAGCAAAATTAGCAAACGACTATTAACGCCATTTAAAAACACCAGCGGACATATTCAGATAGGTTTAAAATGTGATAGTGATGGTATTAGAAAATATTTATTAGTTCATCGTCTGTTATACCAGATGTTTAATTTAGAGACTGGCGAAGAAATGCCAGACGAAATAGACCATATCAACAATGATAAAAATGATAATTCGTTGAAAAATCTACGCAGGGCAACACTCACAGAAAATAGGCGGAATGTAGGAAAACGTATAGATAATACATCTGGGCATAAAAATATTTACATAACAGAATGGGGCACATTTAAAGTGCTTATAAGTTGTGGGAAAGATATAAAACCATATGCTAAAACCTTAAAAACCCTAGAAGAGGCAATCGCCCACCGAAATATTAAAAAAATTGAGTTCCACGGCGAGTTTGCTAATAATGGAGAACTGTAAATATATAAATATATAAATATAAAACATATTTATATAATATAACGATGAACGTAGAAACCCCAACCCAGATATATGTGGATTTAACGGTTTCAAATAACGACGTTGGTATAAATCAATCGCCGACGCCACTACAGTTCTACACCCGTCGTGACGCAGACTATATTTTCAACCCAAACGATTATTATGCCTCTGTCTGCCGATGGAGTATTGATTGCCGTTTTCCGATGATTGTCCCCCAAATACCTTTAGGCACGCCCGGCGGTCCACCACAGTATCAGGTAGATGCCGGTGGTCATTATTACTGGCCTACGGTATATTATGTGAATTTTACAACACCAGGAGGGACTACCTACCAACAGAATATCCCGTTCTATCCAGAAATTAGCAACCCCGCACAAATCCCTCCAATTTCCGTTGTCACAAACGTTAAACAATTGTATGATGACCCATATTTTTATATTAGCAGTGTGAGTTGGTGGCTGTTTCTCGTAAATCGGGCAATTGCTACCGGATACGCGGCCTTCGCCAGTCTAAACCCGGGTACATCAGCAACCGCCCCAGCAATTGAATACAATTATGATGGAACATTTAATATGCTCGCACCATCTACGTTTTTGAATGCACAGGTGGGAGGGACACCACAAGCATACGCTACCCAAATATGGTTCAATAGTCCACTCTATACACTATTCCAATTTCCAGCACAGTATTCATACAGTGCGACACAACCGCCTTTCAGTTACCTCAACTATCAGATTTTATTCAACGCACCACTACAAACTGTGACTATTTTGGGGAACACATTTTACTATACCAAGACAGAAACGCCCTCTCTCCAATTCTGGTCGCCACTATCATCAGTTGTATTTTGCTCCCAGAGCATACCCGTTGAACCAACGAACCAAATCCCAACAATCGTTTTAGGCAGTTCTACAAACACCGACAAAAACGGAGTTAATAACAACATAAATGTAGCAAATATTATATCTGATTTTGAGGTCAATCTAGTCAAAGGATATGAAGGAAGAAGTATAAATTATTACAGCCCGCCGGGAGAATACAGGCTGCTAGACGTCATCGGTAATCGACCGTTGAGTGAGTTGAACGTGATTGTCTACTGGCGAGATAAACTGATAGGTGCTTTACATCCAGTGGTTCTTCACTCCGGAGGAGCGGCCTCGTTGAAAATACTCTTTAGAAAGAAGAATTTCTTCAGTCAAGGATTATAATTTAGGAATATTATAGAAAAATAGATATAAAAATAAAATGTTAAGTCATATATATAATGAGTTCAGCCGTAGAAACATTTCAAATGCTTGACCCTCGTCTCAGCGTATCCGATAACGTCCGTTATGCCGTGGAAGTAGGAGCACAGTCCCAAAATCAGCAGGTGTTTGTATCCCAAACCGCTTCACCGTCCCAAGTTACTGCAAATTGTCTCATTCCTAGTCTTCAGACCATCATTGACCGAAATGTCCGTATTCGCACTACATTCACCATTCAAGTCACAGGTAACGTAGCTGGAGCTAATCCATTTTTAGTTGGTTATCCCGACAATTTAGTGTTCAGTCCCTTTCCGTTTTCGCAGATGGTTCAGACCCTGACCTGCCAAATCAATAACACGTCAGTAAATAGCAATTATGAGAGCAATCTTGCCCTTATGCTTCGCCAAATGGACCAGAGCGATTTAGCAAAGTATAGTGACTTTGCTCCATGTTCGTTGGACTACTACCAGCAACCTGATGCGGTAGGAGCACACGGAACACTATCCGCATTCAATAATGCCGACCAAACCGCACTGGGGTATGATGTCAAGTCTCGTGGAACGTTTCTCATTGATAGTATTACTGGTGATGGTGCTGGAGGCGGTGGTGGCACAGTGCAAACGGCGACTATCACCATCACTACAACGGAGCCACTGTTCATTTCGCCGTTTCTGTTCGGCGATGGTCTGTGCGACGAAGCATCTGGATTATCTGGTGTGTCTTCAATCAACTTGAACTTCAATATCGGTCCTACGCTCGTTGGTCGTGCTTTCACAATCGTTCCAGCGGCTGGCGGTAATACAATCACTTCGTGCATATTGTCTGGAATCCCCAAGTTTGAAGTGCTAATGACCTTCTTATCTCCTAAACCCAGTCAGCTCATCCCGCTAACCAATTGCTTACCGTATTATGAGATGCCTTCCTATAAGACAGTTCAAACCCTCGCAACCGCAGCAGGAGCAACGTTTGACCTGACATCGTCAATCGTAAGTCCCAACAGCATTCCAGATTCAGTCTATATGTTCGTCCGAGATAGCGCTCAATCTGCTATAGTAAGAGCACAACTCAATGAATTTTACTACCCAATTCAGAAAGTAGCAATCACGTGGAATACCCAATCAGGCCTACTTGCTTCTGCGCAACAACAGACATTATACGAGATGTCAAAGCGACGGGGTCTTAAGATGGACTGGCCCCAGTTTCGTGGTGACGCTTGTGGTGTTGGCGCATTGAATACTGTAACAAAGGTGGCTACAACTGGAGGCATTATTTGTCTATCATTTAACAAAGATATTCCTATCCAAGAACAATACTACAGTAGTGGAAGCCTTGGGCTGTGGTCCTACCAGTGTCAAGTTACCTGTCTTAACAACACTGCCAACGCGTTGGCGGGGGCCGTAGAATTGGTAGTTGTGTTTTTTCAATCTGGTATCTTTCAATCTACGTCTGGAAGTTCTTCGCAGTATATTGGTGTGCTTAGCAAGGACGAGGTTTTGCGCGTTTCTCAGGAACCCTACATTACCCACAACGAACATCGCCGAATTGTTGGTGGCGATGACCATTTTCTTTCTAGTATGATGAAGGGAAGTGAAGGTAAGATGAAGGCGTTGGTGAAAGGCGCACTTGGCGATGCATTGGAGGCATCGGGTCGAGGCATGTCGGCTGGTAATTTGGATGCTTCTGGAAAAGGCATGTCCGCAGGCCGCCGTGGACCCAGAACTTATTGAGTTATAGTTTAGTTTATAGATTAGGATTTAATATTTAATATTTAGGATAAACAATAATATAAAAAAGAATTTATAAATTATTCAATAATTTATAAATATATGTCGACCGAAATTACGATTTTAGCGGTGACTGCCATAACTGCTTCATTGTTGTATATTAGCAAACATCTGACTTCTAGTGATTGTTGGACACGAGAAAAATGCTGTTCTATTAAACTACGAGCAGATAGTCAGAGCGTAATAACTCAACCGTCAGTTATGGAATATAGAGATACGCATTCACACACCAAGTTCAAAGCACCAGTAGAAACTGTAGAAACGGTAGAACCGGCGATTGTGTCATCTACAATTTAACTATATATATAACAATTGTAATTTCTCATATAAATATAAATGTCGTGTATATCTATATATGTTCCAAACACCGTATAACAACAAAATTGCCGACGCATGTTTAGCGTTAAACCGCCGAAAAATCGATAATTTAGAAGGCATCGAATCGGGCGATAGTTTTGAAGGCATTTCTAAATCACGCGGTGCTGGTGATGATAAAATGTCAGGGGGCAGGCGAAATAAGCATAAAAATACACGCGAGGAAGAGTATGCGGCCGTTAGCAGTATGGATATTTTGCCACGCAACACAAATATCCCCGATAATTCTAAATCAACTCTCAACTCTAATCGTTATTTGCCTATTAAGCAATCCGGCTCGTTCCAGACACCAAATAACGTGCTACAATTCTACCAAACAGGCGGAATCCAAGGAAGTGGAATTGGAGAAGCAGAGATTGAGAAGATTGAGGGTGGCAATAGAGTCATTGGTTCTGGCGAGGATGACCGCGATGTAGTTGAAAACCTCGCAGGACGAATGTCTGAATTATCAGGATTTGGCAAACCTTCAATGTTTAAGTTGTTGAATAAACTTAAGAAAAAGTTAAAAGGGCGTGGTTTTTTTGATTCTGTTATGTCAGGACTAAACCTCGTTGCGAAACACCTGCCGACCGTGATTGAGCATGCGCCCACTGTATTGAAACATGCGGGTGATATTGCGTCTTTTCTGGGATTTGGACGTAAAGGTAAGAAGGCGGTTCTGGATACGAAACTGATTGAACATTTAGCACAGATGGGAGCAAAGGAGTTTAAGACTGGAGGCAACATGTATGGAATGCTTGACGAATTATTGCCATCAAAAACTGGTAGCGGAATTTTCAGTGGATTGTTGGGAATGTTCGGTCTAGGAAAATCAGAAATGTCAAGTGTTAAAGGAGCAGGACTTTTTTCGGGATTGCTTTCACAATTCGGTCTCGGCAAACCTGATATCGATAGCGTGGAAGGCAGAGGAATTCTTAGTGGACTGCTCTCGCAGTTTGGACTAGGAAAACCCGATTTGGAAGGTTCTGGTATTCTTTCAGGTTTGCTAGGACAATTCGGTCTCGGCAAACCTATCTTCGGCGATGTAGATTTGGGGTCTGATGCGAGATTTTTATCACACGGAGAAGGCAAAGTAAGAAAAATTCGTCGCACAAAGAAGGGCGGATACGATATCAATATTGAAACGCCATTGCCTGTTATAGCACCGATTGAAGATTTACGTGGAACGATTAGACCCAAAGAAGGCGGCCGAAAAGTTGGAGGCGCACCCGCTGATGATTTACTAGATAGCGTAATGAACGCAATGGCATTGGCAAACCAGGGCGGAAAGAAGAAAGGTAGGGGCGCAGAAGATATTGCCGTTGAAGGAGGCGCTAAATTGTCCAAAGCGAAGATTAGGGGTTTAGCGGTCGCTAAGATAATGAAGGAACGAGGAGTGAAACTTGGAGAAGCGAGCAAAATAGTTAGCGAAGGCGTGAAGAAACATGGGGCGGGCTGGTTCGATGATGTAGTCAGCGGATTTAGCAAGGTTTTAGATGTTGGTTTGAAGGTTGCGCCATTATTTATGGGAGGCGCTGAAATTGAAGGGAGTGCAAAGCGAAAAGATAAAGGCGCTGAAGGCGGCGCGAAATTGTCAAAAGCGAAAATCCGCGGTTTAGCCGTTGCTAAGATAATGAAGGAAAAGGGGTGTTCTCTAGGACAAGCGAGCAAAATAGTTAGCGAAGGAGTGAAGAAACAAGGCTCGGGCTTCTTCAATGACCTCTTGGACGGAATCGGAAAAGTTGTTGACGTCGGCACTAAAGTGATGCCTTTCTTCCTTTAGGAGTTTCCATTATTAGCGAACTCGCCGTGAAACTCAATTATTTTAACATCTCTATCTGCGATTGCCTCTTCTAAAGTTTTAAAGGATTTAGAATATCGCTTTGTATGATTTATTTTAACCTCAAATGTTCCATATTGAGTTATACAAATATTTTTGTGTCCGGATGTATTATTTTTATATTTCCACCTATTCCACTGATTTTGTGAGTGTGTTGCTCCACGCAAATTATCTTTAGAATTATCAGTTTTAATATTATTTATATGGTCTATTTCGTCCGGCATTGTTTTACCCTCTTCTAAAATAAATATTTGATATATTAGTCGATGAACTAATAAATATTTTCTAATTGTATCATCTCCAACCAAATTAACCACATAATAGCCATTTGTATTTAAACACTGTTTCATCAATCTGCCCATATACTTACTATAAACTTCACCATTTTCATTTATTGTATAATTTGTAAATCCGACAATATCTTTCATTGATTTAATAATAGATAAATATAGACCTTGGTTTCAATTTTATAATAAATAATTATATAAATATATAAACATAGGTTATAATATAATGTTTGATTTTAACCGTTATCGCAACAGCGAAGTTTTAAATGAGGAAGTGCTAGATAATCAAGGGGCACAGGAACTCGCTCGAAAACTCATTCAGACCTACGCATCAGATAACGCCAAGTCTAATGCAATCCAGCCGAGCGCCAGCGAACAGATATCATTGGATAGATATTTAACTGGATTTTTGAATTCTGTAGTGTACGAATATGGTGGGATTTATTCTGGCGTCGGATTTAATCCAGAAGAACTAATAACTCGTTGGAATGCCCTGACAACATTTTTCGTTAATGAAATTAACCCACTCTACGCCTATTATGTAATTGACAAAATTAGCCCAGAAATTGTTGAGCGAATCAAAGAAATGCGCGACTGGAATGTCGCCAATGGCGATGAAGGTGGAAATCTGCGATATGGTTTGAATCAAACGGCATTGGACTTGTTGTTTCGTTATGCACAGAATGGAGTTCTCCGGCCAATCCCCTATTCTCTTATTTACAGCAGAGATGGCGTATCAGACGAACGAAGGGTACGAGTTAATCAATACGAACTAGAACAGCGAGACGATTATGTTCCGCC